TTCGGTAACCAAGAAAATTGCTATCTCCGAGCTTCGTGGAAACATTTTATCAAGCGGATCGGTTTCGTCTCAGCAGTTAGCAAATTCCGCTGTCACGACTGACAAATTAGCCGCTCGTGTTGTCACAGGCGCCAAGATAGCTGTAGGCACGATCCTACCAGAAAATCTTGAATCTCGTACCGGGCTTACCGCGGGCTCTTACGGCTCTAATAGCGCAGTCCCAACATTCACTGTAAACGACCAGGGGCTTATTACCGCCGCTGGTTCTACAAGCCTTCGTCAGCAGGTGAGCGCCAATGTCTTTCAACCGTACAACACTCAAACGGTTGTTCTCTTTAAGACTACTCACGCTATGACAATCAATACAGCCGTGACAACTACTTTTGGGTCTGGGTCGGCCACAATCACGCTTTCTCCCGCACTGGCGAATGGGACAGTAATTGCTGCGGGTACCAGCGTAACGGCTACTTTTTCAAATCTTTCAGGTACAGTCGCCAACGCAACAATTTCATTTGGGTACACGAGCTAACGTCATGATGGTTAGCATCGTCGATAGCGCGACATTCAAGTTGGATATTGGCACCGCTAATACCAATTCCTACAACCTTAATTTACGCACATTGTTTGAAACTCAGTATCCTTATGTGGGTTCTGGAGCAGCCGTAGAGTTTACTGTCCTTGGAAACATTGGAAGCACCTCCACAAGCACTTACTCTTTGCAAACAGGGTCTTGGCCCGCCGGATCAAATATCAAACTTATCCTACCCGCAACAAGCGGAGGCACTACAAACAGTCCCGCGAACGGAATTATAGCTGGAAAGGGAGGCTCTGCTTCTTTTAGTGGTTGTTGCGATCAGCAAGGCCAGGCCGTTTATTCTGAGCAGGGCGGTCCCGCAATCCTTTTGAGTTACCCGCTCACCATTCAAAATAGCGGTATTATTGGTTCTGGTGGCACTGGTGGTCACGGCATTACTCAAGATAGAGACCACCCAAACCCAGGAGACGGTGGTGGCGGGGCTGGCATTGACCCCGGTTACAGTCAGGCTAGGGGGCGAAATTACAGGGGTGCCGCCGTGTATAGTTCTTATTTGGTTGGCGGAGAAAGCACCGGAGTATACGGGGGCAATTTAGGCTCAGGTAACGGCTACATTGGGACTTCATACGCAATTGTTGCACAGGGTAACGCCCTTACAGTCACAGGAAGCGGTCAACTTTTAGGAGGCACTAACTAATTATGGCTCTATTAGCATCTACACTCCCAGCCGGTACAAAATACGCAACCCCGCAAGAGTTGCTGTCTTTGTTTGCCGAGAATCTTTCTGTCCCCGCTTCTGACGCCAGCGTATTTGTTCTCAGCACAACGGCCCCGAACGATCAGTCCAAGATCTGGCTGGATTCTTCCACAGCCAATCCAACTCTTAAGATTTATAACGGCGGGTGGGTTTCTATCAGCGCCCAGAACACGTTTACCAGCGGGTTCACTGTGTCCGGGGGAAACATTCGGTTGATCAACCCATCTCTTTCAATCGATAATACAGGCACGTATGCCGGTCGAGTTGGTATTGGAACCGAGACACCTACAACAAAGTTGGATGTGGTTGGGGCGATTAAAACCGACACATCTGTAACCACCCCCGCATTGATTCACCCCACGAGTGGGACTTTAGCAATAACTGGCGGTCTTTCTACGACCGGCGGTATCACCATGTCGAGCGGAAGCCTTAGCATTACGGCCGGGGCTATCACTGCGTCGGGTAATATTACCTCCTCTGGGGGTACAGTTTCCGCCACGGCGATCAATGTTGGAACAGGCGCGATTACGGGCGGTTCACTTTCCCTGACGGCTGCTTCGATCAATTCGGCTGGATTGTTGACTGCGGCTAACATCACAACGGGAGGAGTTTTAACCGCAGGAAGTATTGTTCTCCCTGCGGCTACGGTCACCACAGACCCCGCTCAAACCGTTACTACCGGTGCCGCAGCAACTCTCCCTGCAAGACCTGAGGGCTACCTCTCTGTATCAATCAACGGGACGGTCAGAAAGATTCCTTACTACAAGAACACCTAATGACATTTGGCGAAATCAAATCAGAAATTGCGCGGGTAGTTGATAACGGAGTTCCGTCAACGGATGCTCGTGTAATTCAACGGGTCAACCAGGCTCAACGCCGTCTGCATGCGATTCGTGCATGGCTTGGGGCGGTAGCCAAGTACAAGGTTGATGTCACCTCTGGCGTGTTTACGCTACCTACCCAATTAGAGTCAATTGTTCGTGTCGCCAAAAACAACAACGCAAACTTGGCTTCTGGCAATGTACTACTTTGCGACAATGCGTACGTGTTCATTCACGACGATGGGGATCTCGTACCTTTAAACTTTGAGCCCATAGGCTCTACAGCCAACGTCATTCAATTTAGAATTGATTCATCCGTAAGCCCAGCTCCTACAAGCGTCATTGTTACTGGCAAAAAGAAAATGGACGATGTTGAGAACGATGCAGATGAACTTATTATTGCAGACCTGGAAGCCCTCAAATTGATGGTCCTTGCGTTGTGGCGTGAAGAAAACAATCAGGTCGACATGGCTACGAGTCTCCAAGCTAAAGCTGTGGAGCATCTGGCTTACAAAACCGATATGTCGGTTGAAGAGGCGCGTCGGCTTGTTTATCAATCCAAGCTCTCAACCCATGCCGTCGGCACAATGGGATATGTTCGAGCCAAGCTCGGCTTGGATCTTGAGTTCGGTATCAAGCTTGAAGACGCCAAACTGTTCGACATGGTCAACAAGGCTCAAGACCTGCTGATCACCAAAAAGCGCCTCTTACTTTCTTCTTTGCGCTACGGCGTAAAGGACGGACTGACTCTTCCGACCTACAGCTACATCGTTTCTGATACAGCTGTACTTCCTGTATCCAACTACCAGATCGTGAAACTTGCGGTGCTGGCTTTAACAGCTCTTTCACTATCATCCAAAAATGCACAGCTCAGCCTGGAGCAAGCGGCGAAGTTTGAGGCCGAGGCCATTAAGATGTTGGAAGAAGAGCTCAGCGTAGAGCTTGAGTCCAAACGGCACGGAACCTACACAACGGCTTTGTCGACCGCCATCCCTGGAACTCTTGGGTATATGAAAGCTCGTTTTGCTCTTGAGGCTCCGAATGGGTTGAGGTTGTCTGACTCAGAATTGACTCGCTTCATTAATCAAAGCGAAGAGCAGTGCATGCGGATGGGCACTTTTGTTGGCACGATCAAAACCTATACGCTTACAATCGACCAGACGGATGGTCTTGTTTACGTACCCAACGACGTTGAAGCTATCCTGGGGGCAACTTTTAACGGATATCCGATCCCGGTGTACGACGAGTTTTATGATTTCAAGGAAAACGGACCTGGCTATCAGCAGGTTGATATTGACTCTAATAATACGGCTAATCTAACCGCCTCGCCCTGTATGGTCGCAAGAGGGGAGACCCGGGTAAACAACGTCCAGTACCGCGCTTACTTTGTTCGCGGTAACTGGGCCAACAGCTCTTATGTCCGTCTTCTGGTCAAGAAGCGTCCGGTCTACAAGACCAATGACAGCGATGTTATGAGCATCAAGAACTATCCAGCAATTTTCAATATGGCCTTGGCGGCTCTCACAATTACCAGCAACGTTGAGCAATCAGCTATGCATGAACAGAAAGCTCTTATGCTTCTGCGTGACGAGTTACGGGAATCCAAGACAGGGGAACACCATTCAATCCGCGTTCAGGCTCAGAATTTCTCACTAGGCGGAGTCATTCCGATCATATGAGCGAAGTAATCACACCAGTAACAGTCATTGGAGATTCAGCTATCGGAGGTACCGCCACCGTTGATAGCGGTGATATCGCCGTAGTAGCTGGAAACCTTTCTTCGATTGATATTGTTTCCAACAACATCACCAGCGTTGTAACGGATGCGAACAACATAACTTCAATCAACACGGTCGCAGCAAGCAATACGCAGGTCGTAAACGTCTCGAACAACATGACCAAAGTCCAGACCGTTTATGACAAGCTGGGTGAACTTAATCGGTACTACACAACTTTTATAGGCACTAGCGCGACTGACCCAACTCTTCGCCTGGACGGATCAGCAGTTCAAACAGGGGACTTGTATTACTCAACCTCAATGCCCGGGATGAAGGTTAAGACGGCTTCGGGGTGGGAGGCAGCTGGGTCAGGTATATCAGGGACATTCAAGTTTTCAGCTGGGTCAGTCTCCGCTCCATCCATTACAACTTTTGGGGACGAAGATACAGGAGTGTATTTCCCCGCGGCCAACACAACGGCTCTTACAACAAACGGGGTTGCGCGTCTTAGCGTTGGGCCTACGGGAACAATTACGATTTCTGGAGATACGCAACTGAATACTCTTTCAGCCTCTGGAAGTTCGCAACTAGGTAGTTTATCGGTATCTGGAAATACACAGTTGAACACCCTTTCATATTCCACGCTAACAGCTTCTCCAGTACATAATTTTGTAGACGCCTCTGCTGTAGCTGGTTTTGACGTTGACAAAAAACTTGTAAGTCTAGGTTCAACAGGAACTGGAAGTGTTGTTTTAAATAATGCCCCAAGAATGTACGGTACTACAACCGTTACTGCTTTAACTTCAATTGGGGCAATTACAGGTAACGTTACGGGTAACATTACGGGGAATGTAACTGGAAACGTATCTGGTTCTGCTGGCTCTTGTACGGGTAACGCCGCTACGGCTACGGCCCTGGCTACCGGACGGACAATCGGGATTACGGGCGATGTCTCTTATACATCTGGCTCGTTTGACGGCACTGGTAACGTTACTGGTACGGCAACCCTGGCTACAACGGGTGTCTCTGCGGGTAGCTACGGAAGCACTTCAGCTATTCCTTCCATTACGGTTGATGCCAAGGGAAGGGTTACCTCGATCTCAAACAATGCGATCACGGTAGCTGCCGGAGCCGTCGGGGGTGGAACTGATAGAATTTTCTGGGAGAATGATCAAGTTGTGACAACGAGCTACACACTAACTTCAAACAAGAATGCTGTGACTGCCGGACCAATCAGCGTCAATACAGGAGTAACCGTAACAATCCCGACAGGCGGGGTTTGGACGGTGGTTTAATATGCCTATCTCAATCAACGGAACTGGAACAATTACTGGAATCTCCGCAGGGGGATTGCCAGACGCATGCGTAACGGGTGCTGACCTAGCCT